GGCGGCACCGGCAAGACCAGCATCACGTCCGGGCATCTCGTCTACGGGAACGGCACCGGGGCGTTGAACGAAGTGGACGACGCCGGGAACACCGACGGCGACTTCATTGCATGGAACGACGCCGGGTATCCCGAGTGGCGAGACCCAAGCACGATGCCCGTGGGCAGTCACGCGCTGAACGATCACACGAACGTGAGCGGGACGCCGACTACGAACGACCTGCTGAAGTGGAACGGGTCGGGCTGGGTCCCCGGTTCCGCACCGCCGCCGGACATGCCGCTCGGCGACCTGAACAACGTCAACGACGACACGAAGAGCACGAACGACTTCCTGCGGTACGACGGGTCGGACTGGGTAGACACCGCTATCGCCGCATCCCACGTCCAGTCGGGGACCTTCGCGAACGCCCGCATCAGCCAGTCCAGCGTGACGCAACACGAGGCGGCGCTAAGCATTGGGGCGGGCCAGATAACAGGGACCCTTGGGGAGACGCACGGCGGTACAGGTACAGGTTCGTATACCAAGGGTGACATCCTCTATTCCAACGGCTCCAACAACCTGAGCAAGCTGGCTATCGGGCCGGGCGGATTCGTGCTGACTGTGGACGATGCGGACGGCGTGCCCTATTGGGCTGAGTCCGGTGGCGGGGGAGCAGATAAGTACGATGACGCCGAGGTCCTACGGGCGTGGCGAGACCGCAAGGACCCAAGCTTCACGCCGGATCCGGAGTGGATCGCAGACGGTCTGTTCAAGTTCGGCCCGAGCGGCTGGTACAGCCCCCACAATAAGCTGATGTCCCTGGTGATCGGGGCTTCATACCAGAACAAGGACCTCATCGAGGAGAGCGTGCTCGCTCTCTCAACCGAGAACATGCAGCTGAAGGACCAGGTGGCGAGCCTGGAGGAGAAACTCGCCGACGTAGTGGGCCGCGTTGAGGCCCTGGAGAAGGCCGCATGACGCGGCATCACACCACACACGAAGGACGGTAGACAAAGATGGCAGACGGAAAGCTCACCTCACAGGACGTGCAGAACGCCATGTCCTTGATGAACCAGTCCAGCAGCCTGGTCCAGCAGGCCCGGCAGCTCGGGCAGCAGATCGACAACATCAAGGCCAACCTCGCGGCCATCGAAGCGGACGGGAACCGGAAGACCCGGACCTACGCCTTCCTCGACGGCCTGGCGGACGAGGGCATGTCGAGCAAGGACCTCAAGGGCAACCTGGACGTGCTCGACGACGTGAAGGAGGCCCTCGCTCCGCTGTTCGGGGAGGAGGGCTCGAAGAAGGGAGGCAAGTGACCATGACAGTCATCCAGATCATCGTCCTGCTGGCGGTCCTCGCGATCATCGGCCTGGTGCTGGTGGATCGCTCCGGCACTGCCCGGCGCAGGACCCGGCGGCGGTTCGAGGACCGCGACGATCCGCCGGGTGAGGACACCGAGCCCGACGAGGACGGACCCGGAGGGCGACGGGACCACTGACGATCTTCGCATGACGGCGCCACCGGCCTGATCAGCCGGAGGTCCGAGAGGGAAGGGCCGACCCTGAACGTCTCCCCCACTGTCGGCCCGGGGGAGTGGGCGGGTGTCGGCCCTTTGCCGTCAGGAGGTGAACACTATGGCAGGTGACGGAGACAACGGGAAGGTCGAGTATGGCAGGCTCCTGCAGCGGGTCGAGAGCATCCACGTCCGCTTGGACGACGTGGGTAAGAAGCTCGACGAGATACTCGATCCCAAGGGGGGGCTGCATCCCCGGGTGGCCAGCCTGGAGACCGCGGCTCAGCAGAACACCCAGGAGCACCGCACCATCTGGCGCCTCTTCAAGGTGGTCCTGGTTCTGCTTGTGATGGTCCTGATCATTCTGGGGCCGGAGGCAGCCGGCTGGATCATGAAGGTGGTGTGATATGGCCTTCCGATTCAAGCGGGGCAAGACAACCCAGCTCCTCGACGAGCTGGACCGCTGCGACCTCCGGCTCAAGGCGATCGCCCTCTCGATGATGGGGTACGCCGAGCATCAGTTCGGCAAGGATCTGGTCATTACCGAGATCTACCGCACCGAGGCGGAGCAGCGCTCCTACTACCCGGACCGGCCGTACCGGCCCAGTGTCCACCAGTTCGGGCGGGGGCTGGACTTCGGGATCAGGGCGTACACTGCCGAGGAGCTGGACCCGTGGCCGTACGGGGTGGCCACACCCAACCCGGCGCTCAGCCATGATGAGGTGGCCCGGTTGGATGCGTTCTACTCCGCGCTGGTGAGCTACGACGACGAGCGCCCGGAATTCGACTCGATCATCCACCACAACGTGGGGCTCGGGGACCACATGCACATCCAGGTCTCCTGGAGGACCACCACGCGACTGCGCAGTGACCGGAGCTTGCTGCAGCTCATCGGCCAGCGCCTGGGGGTGAGCCTGTGAGCCGGACGCTGAAAGAGAAGGCCCAGAGCACCAAGCTCCAGCAGAGCTGGTTCATCCTCCTGGTGGCCACAGTCCTGCTGCTTCTGGACAAGCTGCCGGCGGATGCATGGGTGATGGCGGTCGCTGCCTCCCAGGGGATCTATGCCGCGGCCAACGTGCGGCAGCACCGGATCTACGGGGCCGACCAGGTGGGTCCCCGGGGGGAAGGGGTGGATGAGCCGTGAAGCGGGACCTGGTTCTTGCCATCCTGGTCCTCCTACTCGGCCTGGTCACCACCGAGTGGTGGGCGCAGCGGGCTAAGACCCAGACGCTTCTTGCCGTCCAGCAGTACGATGATGCTCTCCAGCAGGTGGCCTCCCGCCAGTGGCGCCGCCTCGCGGAGCGGGCCCGGGATGAGAGGGCGCTACGCCTCCGCCTCGAGGAGGAGGCCGCGGAGATGGCCGAGACCATCGAGGAGCTCAACGGCCAGCTCGCCAGCGTGACCACCGTCACCATCACCGCCCCCGCCGAAACGCTCACCGTGGCCGTGCCCGAGACCGTGTACGCCGAGACCGGGATCCGGGAGTACCGGCTGGACTGGACCAGCGGAACCACCTGGGTGCAGGCCGACACCGTCTACTCCGCCCGGCATGAGCCCGCTCCCCAGGACCTGGTCCTCGCGATCTACCAGCGGCCGGACCGCTCCTGGTGGGTTGACGCGGAGCTCGAGCCCTACGGGAAGATCTCTGATATGCAGCTCATCGTCTATGACCCAGAGCCGACCTGGTGGGTAAGGAATCGGAGGTGGGGGTATGCAGCCGCGGGGGCTGGGGCAGCAGAGTGGATCCGGACCGGAGAGGTGGGGTACCTGATCCCGGCCGCAGCGATAGTGGTGGTGGAAGCAATCTGGTAAGACCAGCAGTTGGGAATTACGGTCACACAATCAGAGGTTGACGGTTGACTTCCTGAACGGGTCGGTCATAATGGCAAGTGACAGGGGATTCTGGGCGTGTGCCCGGGATTCCCTTTTTCGTGTGTCCGGTATGCCCGGGAGGAATGTATCGGGAGATACATCCATGCCTACTAGTGAATACAAATGTTATGCCCCTGTCTTTCCCGCACGCTCCGCATGCTGCTGCCGGTGGATGACCCTGATGTACCTGCTGGCAGTTTTCATTCTGATTGCAGGGACGCTGGGCTTGATTCAACTGTGCCCCAAGGGGCGATGCACCATTAAGCAGCTCCTCTATAAGATGGAGCATTGCATGGAGGGGAATAACGATCCGAACGTTCCACTGTGATTCTCACGGGGGGGCTTACCTGGCAGTCCCCCCAATTTGTCCAGTGAGGTGGAATGAATGAAAAGGCTCACGGTCCTGCTGTTTAGCACAGTCTTCGTACTTCCCCAATGCTCACTTGCCCAGGGCCCGCCTAACGAGCATCTCCGCTGGGGCAATCCTGGCGGGCCGGGCCAGTTGCTGGTGAAGAAATACTACGTGATCTCCCACCACAGCGACTGGAAGATCCCGATCTGGACAGCAGTCCATATGACCGCCTATAGCGTTACCGGAACTGAGGAGCGTACGAATGACTTCCGGCCAGATACCGAACTGCTAGAAGGACAACGGGCGGAGCTGGGGGACTACGCATCGGTCAGCGACCAACACATCCAGCGGGGCCACATGGTCGAGGCTGATGCGTTAGCCAGACTTGAGGAGTCAATGTCAGAGACCTTCCTGCTTTCCAACATGATACCCCAACATCGACACACCAATGTCGGTCGGTGGAGGGTCATCGAGGGGGAGGTACGAGAGCTGGCGGTAACTCGGGGTAGTATCTGGGTCTTCAGCGGCCCGGCTTTTCTCGCCTCGGAGGACAGCTCGCGAGTGGAACCTACCGTGCAAATAGGTCCGAACCAGGTTGCGGTGCCCACCCACACCTTCAAGGTGGTCCTGGCCGAGCTCGGATCTGGGCAATACGAGATGTACGCGTTCCTCGTGGCCAATGTCGCATCAGGGCATTCCGGCCACAACTCAGATGAATACCTGGTCAGCGTCGACGAAGTCGAGGCATGGACTGGTCTGGACTTTTTCTCGGCATTACCGGACTCGATTGAATGGAACCTTGAGAGAACGAAGGTGGAGACATGGCCGATCCAGCCTTAGACCGAAGCCCGCTATATGGACTCAAGAGAGTCCTGTACCGCTTCCATCAAGTATTTGCAGGGCTATTTGGAATTGCGGCAGGGTCAGCCATTGCCACATACACACCGCAATTGAAAGAGATTACTCAGGTTCCCATTGTCGTCGGTTCAGCCGGTGGGTTTCTGGGAAGTCTTACAATCGGGGCCGCATTGGGGAGAGCTCTATTCTACAAGTCACTGGAGGATGCCAATGATAGAGGGGGGCCGGTAGGAACCGTCATTCTGGCGCTCATTTCAATTATTCTCGTATTTAGCATTCTGTATATCATCACACTTCTTGTTGCCTATGGCGGAAACTTCGAGGCAGTACTCAATCGCACACTAGAACTTCTGGGCATGTAAATTGTCTCCATCTTGATTCATTGCTATAAGGTCGATAGGCTTGACGGTGACAGGGGACTTCCGGCAGATGGTCGGGGGTCCCCGTTTGTCCTTATGAAACGGAAGGAAGAGGTAGATAATGTCAGAGGACAATGTACTTCCGAGCCAGTACAGGGAGACGATTTCCGCCTTGATCGACATTGCCCCGGAAGAAGGCGCCTGTCTTTCTATGGTCCAGGAGGTGGCAGATTCGGGACCATGGGTCTGCATGGGCTTCATCTCTCCCTACCCGCCGGTACGAGTATCCCCAGTTGAAGCGCGCTATGCCACCATAGGTCTTGCCGAAGAATTTGCGATGGATGAGGCCATAAGCGAGGTCCTGAAGCAGACGGATTGTCGACAGCTTGTCCTCGTGATCAACAGTCCAGGCGGCGTAGCCACGTCCTCATACAAGATTGCAAAGGCACTCCGAGAGACATTTGATCCAATTAAGGTCTACGTCCCTCACGTAGCTGCTAGCGGTGGAACATTGATTGCAATTGCCGGCAACCAGATCTCAATGGGCAGGATGAGCCACCTGACTGCCATAGACCCCCAAGTAGTCTATAAGGGTGAGCGTGTCTCCGCCTTTGCGATTGTACGGGCGCTCTCCCGCGTATCCGACTATTTCGCGACGAGAAGACCAGAAGAAGCTCCATATCCATGGAAGGCCCTTGCTGACAAGATCGATCCGATATTACTAGAGGACCACATGGGCAGCGTTCGTGAGGCCCAAAGGTACATTCATTCCATTCTTCGGATGGCCGACTACTCCGAAGAAGAGGCAGTTGAAATCGTAAGTTCACTAGTCAATACTGTTGAGTCGCATGGTTCGGCAATTGGGCCAAATCATGCGAAACAGATTGGCCTGCGCATCGTCTCCAATAAGGAGGACAATCGGATTCTGCACATCGCCAAGGAGTGGCTTGGCGAGTACATGATGCAACCTTCTGAGAAGCACATTATCAGGTATGTTCTACCCAGGGAGGCCGAGCAAAGTGCCAAGAAGTCGAAGAGCACAAAGAGCAAGAGTGTCAAAGGAAAGCGCTCCCAGCCCAAGAAGTCCGAAGACGACTGAGTCCCCACATTTTGACCGTGAAGTGTTGAGGACGATTCAGGAGTGGGATTCGCTGGACGGACACAAGTACGATAGGTACTTCTTAGACCGGACGGGAGCTTCTGTACCCAAGTAGCCCCAATCACCATCAGCATCCCAAGCACCGGGAGGCTTTGGATTGCAGCCAAGGCCTCCCTTACCATCGACTTCAACACTATTTCAACATCCAATCCCCAACCGACCGAACTGACCGAACACCACGAAACCGGGGTAACCGAAGGCCCCACAACTCAAGACCTAACCCCCTCGATTCTGCCAGAATTCTGCCAACCCCCGCACCGGTAGGCTCGTTTCTTTCGCTTCCTTCGGTACGGGGTGTTGCCCGCCAGGCCGCGCCGTTGTGCGGTTTTCGGGCTCTCGGGGGCCTGAGCGAATGTTAGGCGAAGGTGGGGCGGGTCAGAGTGTGAAGCTCTGGCCCCGCTTCTGCTGCCGCCCAAGCATCCCCTGGATAAGCCCTTACCGCACAGTCACTTACCGTTTCCCGGGCCCTTCCCGCCGTTCCCACCATCCGGGGATTCTGCCAGGATTCTGCCAACATCGAGCCTCTCCATGCCTGCCTGGAGGTCCCCTGGGACCAAGTGCGCGTACTGTTCGGCGGTGATCTCCACAGTCGCGTGACCGAGGATCTTCGAAAGCTGGTAGATATCCCCGCCCGCCCGCAGATAGTTGGTGGCAAAGGTGTGCCGAAGGTCGTGGGGGCTGACCTTAGAGATACCCACCCGGTCCCGTGCCCGCTTGAACGCTTTCCAAACCGAACCCCGAGTGAACGGAAAGAGCCTCTCGCCCTGGCGGTCCAACTCGCCGAGGATGCCCTCCATCGCGTCGCTGACGGGCAGGTGGCGCTGCTTGCGACCCTTACCTCTCACGCGAACCGTGCGGTCGATGTCCGCCCATCTCAGCGCCAGACACTCCGATACACGCATCCCGGTCGCCCACATCCACCGGACCAGCAGGCGGTACTTCGGGGTGATCTCCGCAAGCAGGGTGCGGACCTGCTCGTCGGTGAGCACCACCTCCCGGGCGGTTCGGCCGGTCCGGAAGCGGGGCACGTCAGAGCAGGGGTTGGACTGGATCCAGTTGCGGTCGGTTGCCCACTGGAGGAAGGCGTGAACGAAGCCGCGCTCCCTGCTGGCCGTGATGGGCTTGATCTCTTCGCGCTCCATGCGGCCCTTCCAGTGCGCGAGCAGCTCCTCGGTCCGCGGGGGCCAGGAGCAGTCATCCAGCACCCGGGGTATCACATCGCGATAGCGCTCGACGGTGAGCTCGCTGTGGTCGTCGCTCACCTCCAGGGCATCGAAGTAATCCGACTCCACGGCCATCCGGGGCCTCACGCTCCCGCTCCGGCCCAGCAGGGCGGCGAGGTTCCCCTCCTCCACCTGTCCCCGGATCGAGTTCGCCACCCGCTTATTCTTCGTCTTCGTCGAGCGCCTCAGCCGCTTGCCGGTGGGCGATAGGTCGGGCGGGATGTCGAGGTACCAGTAGTCGGAATCGGTGGGTTTGTAGAGCCGGACGTACTTCACGACTCGATACGCGGTCTGCCCTCGCGCTCAGCATACTCCGGGCACAGTCCATCGACAGGGCTGCGCTCCTTCATGCACCGCGCCCGGATGCTCACGCTCAGGCCCACGAAGCCGCCGGATCGGCCGTCCTCGGGGAAGGCGCCGATGCCGATGGCCAGGTGTTCGCAGCTCTCGCAGAGCTCGGGGATCTGGGAGGGTTTCACGGGCTAGCTACTTCGGCCGTGTCAGCGATACCTTGGTCCAGCCTGACCACCCCACATCCTGTTCGGTAACCCGGAATCTGATCCAGCCGCCTCGACGCTCAAGGACATATAGGGTCTCGGACTGCGTAAGCTCGCCCCCGGTGTCGCGGCCGGAATCTTCGGACGGGCCAGTCCATACGGGCGTATCGGCCGAGACCGGAGCGCGCATTTCAATGACCCCAGGGGGTAGGTTTGGCGAAGCATCCTCCGCCTGGTCTACCCCTGACTGGTATCCCAGCACAACCAGAAACCCGACGAGCGCCAGGAACCCGAGCTTCATGTAGGAGCCACGCCTCCACCTACGGCGCGTCGCCTCCGGTATGTCCCTGGTGCAGTACGGGCAGAACGTGGCCCGTACATCGACCTTCTTCCGGCAGTTGGGGCATTTCGGCATGTGATCCCCCCCATGCATTCTCGCGATAAACGCTAATCAGTCTTGGTCCTCTCCCTCTTCGCCGAGGACTTTCTTGATGGGTCGGGCTGTCGCGGGGCGACGCGGCCTGCCGCTGAGCTTTCGTACTCCGACCCTGGGCCGAGGAAGAAGATGACCTCGTCCTCTATCTCCAGGGCCTTCAGTAGCAACCTCAGCGAATCGGTGTTGATGCCGCGGTCTCCTCGCTCGAACTCATAGATCGTATCCCAGTGCAGCCCCTTTCCCTCAGGATCCAGCTCACGGGTACGCCTACTCAGCTCCTTCGCGGAACCGAATCCTCGATAGGACCTCCACGCCCTGAGCAGTCTTCCCCAGTCCCTTGACATGCGGGAAACACTTCCGGGTGGGGGGTCGACGGGCAACTCCCTTGCGCATGATTTACGGATTTTTACGTAATTATCTTGCATATCCCCGTAGTGAGTGATACGATGCGCCGCAGCTATGGACACTCAGACCGAACAGACGCCGCAGCTCATGACCGTAAAGGAGGTCGCCGAGCTCCTCGGGATAACCGACCGGGCCGTCTATGGACGTGTCGCACGGAAGGAGATCCCACACATCAAGCTCGGCAACCTGTTGCGATTCAATCGCGCCGAGATCCTGGCGTGGCTGAAGGACAATAGCGTGAAGCCTGCCTCCTAACCCCGAACCCCCGGTAGGCAGACCGGGCCCGGTTTCTGCCACGACGCGAGAGGTGAGAGATGCCGAACGAAGACGCCATCCAGAAGAGACGCTCCTCCGATCCGGTCTACCGGGTCCTCCAGGAGGAGTACCAAGCCAGCCGCTGGCACGGGAAGGTGATCGCCAGCGTGCTGGGGATGCCCGACCGCACGGCCTACAACCGGCTGGAGGGGATCACCCCCCTGAGTCCGGCGGAGATCTTGGAGCTCACCATCGAGCTCGGCTCCCCGCGCCTGCTCAACGCCTACCTCAAGTCCCGCGGCTCGGGCTACCGCCTGCGCCTGGCGATCCACGTAGAGGGAGCCCCCGACCTGGAGGCCATCGCCCAGGCCATGGTGGACGGATACGCCGAGCTCTGCTCGCTCTACGAGGATGTCCGGGACGCGCTCGCCGACGGGCGCATCACACCCACCGAGCGCCGCAGGATCCGCCGCCACATCGACGTCTGCCTACAGAAGGCCCTGGCCGCGCCGATGGGCATCATCGGTGAGGGGGAGGCGATCACGGTATGAGGTGGCTCCGCGATGTGATCGAGCGCTGGGCCGCCCGCCGGTGGGGCACCTTCCCCGAGGACAGAGACCGGATCCGCCGGGCCACCGAGGCCTACCTGGACGCACCCGAACGCCTGGAGGCGACGGGAGGATGAAGCGCAGATACCTCAGCCCCGGCGAGATCGCAGAGAACCTGAGCCTGACCGATACGACCGTGCGCAACTGGACGCGGGCCGCGCTCCGCACCGGCAGGCTCATTGAGGGCGAGGACGTACTGGTCCTGGGCAGCGCGAAGCGGACCCTGCTGAGGATCGACCTGGAGGCATTCAAGCGGGCGGCGAGAGTGCGCCGTCCGGGGCGGCCGGTTGAGCCGCTGCGACAGGGGGGATGAGTTGACAGTGAGCACCAATCCGAACGAACGCGAGGAGCAGACCATGACCAACGAGACAACCGCGCTTGAGCGAGCAGTCGCCGGCGCACCGACACAGCAGGAAGTGGAGGAGCTCCGCCAGCGCGGTGCCCTCCTCGTCCAGAAGTCCAAGGAGCTGCAGTCCCTTGCAAAGGAGATCGAGGGATGCCAGTGGGGCAGCGGCTCCTCCCTGGTGAAGGGTAGCAACTTCAGCGAGGCTACGCGAATGGCCTTCGCGAAGTTCTGTTACCTCACCAAGGCCAACCCCATGATCCACATCGATGTGCTCGGTGGGGGTCCCTACCTGAATGCGGAGTACTGGTCGGACAAGATGAACTCCGACCCCACCTTCATCCGCTACGAGCAGTTCCCGATTGACAGGGGAACCGAGGCCAAGTGGCGGGAACGTGCCAAGCGGCTCCGTGCCCAGGCTTCAGAGCTCAAGGACCTGGAACCCCAGCGGGCCGCGGATTTCATCGGAAAGGCCCAGTATGCCGAAGACAAGGCCGACTGGGTCGAAGAGCAGCGCATCCAGTGGGAGGTCCCGGACGCGGCACCCTCGGCCTACCTGACGGACATCTACAAGTTCGGCAACCACGCACCCCTCGAGAAGATCCGCTCCGGCGAGATCCAGGACTTCGACAGGTACGTGGTGAAGGTGAGCGAGGCCAACTGGGCCGGGAACAAGAGCAGTGATCCGGTCGGGAAGGCCGAGGCCGAGAAGACCGCTCGGACCCGCTCACTGAGACGAGCCGGCGTGCGGGCATTCTCGGCATGGCTCCAGCAGTACGAGCAGGAGATCTCCAAGGTGGAGAACGCCATGGAGGCCGAGTTCGAGATCATCATGGACGAGCGTGCCGAAGAGCGTGCTTCCCTCCCCAGCTCCGACGAACCACAGGCCGTCAGCACCTCCCAGGGGGAGCCGAGCGTGGCCCAGGAGGACGAGGCTCAGGACCTGCCGTCCGCTACCGACCCCGCGGTGGAAGAGGACATACCTGCTCCTGAGATCAGCGAAGAGGAACAGAGCCTGGATGAGCCCGAGCCCTTCGACCGGGGGGACTGGCACCGGAAGTACTTTGCCTTATTGAAGGAGGCGGGGATCGACGAGCGGAAGCCGTGGCAGGTAGACAACTTCCTGCCCGAGTCGGTCACCGAGTGGGAGCCTCACCACTATAAGACCGCCTGCCGGCTCCTCGAGGAAATCGTTGAGGGGGCGAGAGCATGAAGTCCCTCCACGCCTCCGACACGCACCTGAACTTCCGGGCGTACTCCGCTCTCATCGAGGGTCGGAACGCACGGGAGGTCGACGTCGAGCGGGCCTGGCAGCGGCTCGTGGACATCTCCGTAGAGGAGAGGCCCGACCTGGTCGCACTGGCCGGCGACATCTTCCACCACCCCAGGCCCGGGTTCCGCGCGGTGAAGGCCTACCGCGACGGGATTCGGCGCATCATCGAGGATACCCGAGCCCGGGTGATCATCCTCCAGGGCAACCACGATGCGGTGAAGACCGCGGACGCCCTGAGCCCGATCTGGATCCCAGACGACTACGATCGGGTCTACATCATCACAGAGCCCCAGCGGGTCCGCATGGAGACCGCGGAGGGAGAGAAGATCTCCGTGGCCTGCTTCCCCTTCGTCGGGCTGGGGGAGCCGCAGACGTACCGGCTCCGCCCCGAGGAGGACGCGGACATCAACATCCTCCTCATGCACGCCGCGGTGAAGTCCTCAGAGGCCGAAGGAGCCCTCCCATTCTTCTACCAGGGCCCGCATGCCCTGGACGTGGGGCGGGAGGCTGAGCGGTGGGACATCATCGCCCTGGGGGACTACCACGAGTTCACCCCGCTGCATCCCTTCCGGCCAGTCTTCTACTCCGGATCCATCGAGCGGACCTCGAGCAACATCTGGGTCGAGCACGAGCCGAAGGGGGTCGTGGTGTGCGAGACCGGATCGGAGCCGGACATGATGACGGTCTACCGATTCCGGGAGATCGAGACCCGCCCGATGCAGGACTACGACCTGGGTGACTTCGACCTGCCCCCCGGGGCCTCCGCCGAGGAAGTGAACGGAGCGCTCCGGGAGGCCCTCACCTACGACACCACCAAGGATGCCATCGTCCGCCTGAAGGTGGACAGCTTCCCCCGCGGCCAGCGTGACGAGATCGACTGGACGCTGGTGCGTGAGCTGAAAGCCCACTGCCTCCACTTCCAGCTGAATCTCCGCTTCGCCGAGGGCGCTGCCGTCGAGCTCGGAGACCGCCGGGAGCGAGGGGCGAAGACCCTGGTCCAGGAGGCCCAGGAGTTCTTCGCCGAGGATGAGAACGAGGTCCGGGAGTGCGCCCTTCGGTACCTGACCGCGGGTGATCCCGAGGCCGAGGAGGAGGTGTCCGCATGAAGCTGCTCAGCCTGAAGCTGAAGAATTTCCGCCAGCACGCCGACACCGAGCTCCGCTTCCCCGAGCAGGGGCTCATCGGAGTCATCGGTGCCAACGAGAGCGGGAAGTCCACCCTGATCGAGGCCATCACCTGGGCGCTGTTCGGTGCCCGGGCCACCAGAGGGAAGGTCGACTCCATCCGCTGGAAGCGGGCCGTGGCTCGCCAGACCGCCCAGGTGGAGCTGGTCCTCGAGGTCGGGGGCAACACCTACCGGATCCACCGGACTGAGAATGAGGCGAAGGTCTACGAGGGGGACAGCAACGTCCCGATCGTCACCTCGATCTCCCACGCCGACTCGAAGATCCCCGAGCTCATCGGGATGGACCTGGACGAGTTCAGCGCCACCTACCTGTGCCGGCAGAAGGACCTCAATGCCCTGCAGAGCATGGGGGGTGTGGAGCGCCGGCAGTTCGTGCTTCGGGTGATGGGCGTGGGCACGGTGGACGATGCCCTGCAGTACTGCCGCCGGCAGAAGAACGACCTGGCGAAGGAGAAGGAGGGGCTGGAGGCCGGGCTGGGCAGTCGGGACTCCTACGAGCAGGCCGTGGCCGAAGCCCGGGAGCAGGCCAAGGGGTGCGAGGGACGCCACGCCGACGCGGTGGACGATCTCGCACAGTCCGAGGAGCTGCACACCTCCGCCCAGGAAGCTCTGGCCGAGGCCGATCAGAAGAAGGCCCGCCACCAGGAACTCCAGCGCAAGCTCGAGGAGGCCCGCAAGCAGCGGACCGAGGCGGATGAGGAGATCACCCGCCTGGGCGGAAAGATCCACGAGGCCAGGCAGGCACAGGAGCGCATCGCCCCTGCCGAGCGGGAGCTATCCGAACTCCCCCGGCTCCGCGAGAAGCGTGATGAGCTGAAGGAGGCCCGGGCCCGGAAGGCGGAACGGAAGCGCCTCCGGGAGTCCATCACACGTCAGGAGGGGGAGCTCCGGAAGGCCGAGGAGCAGCTGGGCAACATGACCCCCGGCGAAGAGCCGGCAGATCCCACCGCCCTGAAGGACAAGCTCGGCGCGAAGCGCGAGCAGTACGAGTCGATCCGCAAGGAGCGGGAACAGCGCCGGGGAGAGGCCGTGGCCGCGGCCAACCGTGCCGCCCAAGACGCCCGCCAGGCAAAGGAGAAGCTCGAGAAGCTCGAAGACCTGGGCGAGGAAGGGACCTGCCCCACCTGCCAGCAGGCCCTGGGCGATGCCTTCGGCGAGGTGATTGGCCACTACCGCCGGGAGAGGGAGCAGGCGGAGAAAGACGCCGCTGAGTTCCAGCGTACGGTCCAGACCCTCTCCGAGCCCCCTGAGCAGGAGAAGGCCCTCCAGCGTGAGGTCCAGATCCTCGCCCAGGAGGTCGAGGACACCCGGATGGCCCGGGCCCGGTGGGACCAAGCTCGTCAGCGCCACCAAGAGAAGCAGGGGGAGATCGAGGGGCGCCGGAAGCAGCTGGCCCACGACCGGGCCACGCTCGAGCAGATCCCCGACGCCGACGTGGATGAGGACCACTTCACCCAGGTCGAGTCCCGGATCCGTGAGCTCGAGGAGCTGCAGAAGCGGACCGAGGGCGACCGGGCGAAGGCCCAGGGCCACGAATCCCTCCAGGAGGACCGTGCCCGCTGGACCGAGAAGCTGAAGGCCTCAGAGACCGCAGAGGAGGAGGCCAAGCAGGGCCTGCGGGACCTCGCCTTCTCCACTGAGGCCTACGCTGAGACGGCCCAGGCGGCCGAGACGGCCCGGAAGGTGTACGAGGAGGCCAAGGTCACGCTGGCCCGGACCGAGGAGGCGCTCAAGGCGGCTCAGGCCCGCACCGAACAGGCCGAGAAGGCCCTGGAGGGCTGGGAGTCCCGGTCCGGCCGGCTGAAGGAGGTTGCCGGGGAGCTGCGAGTCCACGAGCGGACCGCGGAGCGCCTGAACGACTTCCGCACGGCCATGGCCTCGACCATCCGGCCCGAGCTCGAGGAGCTCACCAGCGCCTTCATCCACACCCTCACCGACGGGCGCCACGAGGGTGTGAGCCTGACCGAGGACTTCGACGTGATCCTCCAGGAGGGAGGCCTCGACCAGGAGGTCGTCTCCGGGGGGGCCGAGGACATCACCTCCATCGCCCTGCGCCTGGCGATCAGCCACATGATCGCGGCCCGGGCCGGGCATCCCCTCTCCCTGCTCATCATGGACGAGCCGTACGGATCTCTCGACGAGGTCCGGCGCCGGAACGTCACCGCGCTCCTGGAGCGGCTCAAGGGCACGTTCGCCCAGGTCCTCCTCATCACCCACGTGGACGAGGTGAAGGACACGGTGGACTACCCGGTCCATGTCGAGTTCGACGAGGCGAAGGGGAAGAGCCAGGTCACCGGCGCGGAGCCGGTGGAAGAGCAGACAGAGAGTGAGCCGGTCGCCCTGGTGGAGTGGGTGGAGGTCCCATGAACGACCTGAACCGATCTGGATTTCGTCGCCGGCTGGGATTCCTGGCCTTCCTGCAGCTCCTCGGCGGCCTGAATGAGCACAGCTGGTCCGGATCCAGGTCCGGGAGCGGCTCCACGAAGCGGCACAAGAGCCCGAAGGTCGCGGCGAAGAAGAAGCGCCGGCGCCAGATGGCCCGGAGGAGCAAGCAGATCAACCGCCGGAAGAAGAAGGGCATGAAGTGGAGGCATCTATGAACACGGTCGTGAAGGTACTGCAGCTCATCATGGCGGCGCCGGCGATCCTCGCGCTGATTCTCCTCCTCGGTCTGGGCCTGGTCGCCATTGGCCTCCAGATGTACCCGCCCAGGGTACGGGATCCCATCATCGACCGCTTCCTGGCCCTGGTGCGGAAGGTGTTCACCCTCGGCGGGAAGGTGATCTGGTGACTGAGCGGGACGTGCAGACCGCAATCGTGGAGGTGCTGCGGAAGATGGGCTGGGAGGTCCGGCCCACCAGCGATAAGCGGCGCTCGATCATGCCGGGCATGCCAGACCTCTACTGCCGCCACTACGGCCGGAAGCGCCGCGTGTGGCTCGAGGTGAAGGGACCCGGGGGCAAGCCCTCCCAGGACCAGCTGGACTGGATCGAGCGGGAGCGGGCCGCGGGGGGAGAGGTCCACATCGTCTATAGCCTGGAGGAAGCGCTGGAGGTGGTCGCGTGAGCTTCGTATGGGGCGTGCTGATTGGCGGAATTGTGGCCGCAACCGCCATGGCCATCAGGGCCCACTACCGGGATGCGCAGGACACGACCGAGGCCTACCGGGCCGGACAGCGCCATGCCCGGGAGCTTGCCCAGGGGGACCCGCCGGGGGTCCTCGACGATCGCCCACTCTTCCTCTGGCCCGACCAGGTGAGGGACCCGGAGGAGGCACACACCACCGGGAGGGCGGGGAGTCATGCCTGAGCAGCTGGCCATGGGACTCGTCCTGGAGGAGCAGGGGGAGGACTCTCCCCCGGAGATCCCCGAGCACCTGAACTGGAGCGAGACGAATGCCAGGCGGGTGCTCTACGACCTGTACCGCGACCGGCTCCACCGGTGGATCGCAGTCAGGCCGACCATCAGTCGGATCACCGGCACCAAGCATACCCAGCGGAACTCCGATATCCGGCGTGATGTACTGGCCGGCTCGGAGTGGACCATCCAGAACCGCATGAAGTCAACGGATGGGCCCGACGGGGAGCGAGTCATCTACAGCTGGTACCGGCTCACCACCAAGGAGCGGGCCCGGACCGAGCCGAAGTGGCCGGAGGGAGAGGTATGAGCAAGATCGAGTGGACCGACGAGACGTGGAACCCCGTGACCGGATGCACGAAGGTCTCCCCGGGATGCAAGCATTGCTACGCCGAGAGGATGGCCACCAGGCTCCGGGGGCGCCACGGATACCCAGAGGATGATCCCTTCCGGGTGACGCTGCATCCCGACAGGCTGGACCAGCCCCTCCGGTGGAGGCAGCCCCGGCGGGTCTTCGTGTGCTCGATGTCGGACCTATTCCATCCGGACGTGCCGGACGAGTACATCCGAAGCGTCTTCGTGTCCATGGAGACGAGTCACAAGCACACCTTCCAGGTTCTCACCAAGCGCCCGGAACGGATGGCCGGCTTCCTGCAGGACTGGTGGAGCATGACCTCCCCCTACGGTGAAGACTCTTACGGTCCCGCACCCAACGTCTGGCTCGGGACCAGCGTGGAGGACCAGGAGCGTGCGGACGAGCGTATCCCCCACCTGCTGAAGACCCCGGCGGCTGTGAGGTTCCTGTCCTGTGAGCCGCTGCTGGGGCCGGTGGCCTTATCAAACTGGCTGCCACCCCGCCCACCGGCCTACCCGGGATACCCACAAGAGGCCGACCTGGCCGGCCCACACCTCAATTGGGTGATCGTCGGAGGCGAGTCCGGCCCCGGTGCCCGCCCGATGAACCCCGACTGGGCACGGTCCATCCGGGACCAGTGCCAGGCGGTTGGGGTGCCGTTCTTCTTCAAGCAACACGGGGCCTGGGCATCCGTGTCTGGCGTCGGTTGTCGAGGGGAGCACCACTACTTCAAGAATGGACCGACAGTCCGGCGAGTTGGCAAGAAGGCCGCTGGCCGCGAGCTCGACGGACGCACCTGGGATGAGTACCCGGAGGCCCCATCGTGACCCCCTGCATCCTCCACACCAAGGACGGATCCGACGAGGTCCGCCTGGAGAGCCCCTACAACGGCTGGTTCGTGGAGCGCTTCAAGCAGGCGGTCCCCCACCTGGACCGGCAGGCTCACTACGAGCAGCACAGCGTGGTGGGCGATTCGAAGACCTTCAAGCACTGGACGTTCAACCGCTCCTGGTTCGACCGGGTCGTGGAGGTATGCCTGGAGTGCTGGGAGCTGGTGATGCACCACCACACGCTGCCCTCCGGGGAGGTCCGCCAGGTGAATCTGAGGACCGGGGAAGTGATCACCCAGGGAGACCTGTTCGCAACACCTAATCAGTAGGGAATGGGATGGGACGCGAAAAGCTACCGCACATCCAGTTCTACACCGGGGACTGGCTCAAAGATCCGGCGGTCAACGCCCTGACACTCGAAGAGCAGGGGGCATGGGTGAGACTTTTGTGCTACATGCACGAGTCCAGTGAGCGCGGATACCTGGTGGTCAACGGCATCCCGGTAAATGACCGGATTCTCGGCCAATACCTCGGTTGCGAGGAAGCAAAGGCCAAGCAAATCCGAAGCAAATTGTTGGAGTACGGTGTCGCGAGTGAGGATGAAAGGGGAGCCCTCTACAGCCGCAGAATGGCCCGAGACGAGGAAATACGGGAGAAGAGGGCGAGGGCTGGCCGGAGGGGTGGGAAGCAAAACTCAAGCAAATCCAAAGCAAACTCCCCCGCGCGCGCCGACAGTGACAATGACAATGACACTGATACTGACTCTGAAACTGACACTGAGGTAGTGCCCTACCAGGAGATCGTAGATCGGTGGAATGCAACTTGTGGGAAGAAGCTTCCCGGGGTGAGGGCGCTGAGCAGCAAGAGGCGCCGGGGCATCCGGTCCCGGGTCGGCCAGATGGAGCAGGTCGCGGGGGATGATGCCTACGACCCGGACTGGTGGGATCGGGAGATCTTCCAGCGGATCCTCCGATCCCCGTTCCTGACCGGCGACAACGACCGGGGGTGGACAGCGGACTTCGACTTCGTGTTCACCCGGCAGGACGCAGCGCTGCGGATCCTGGAGGGCAAGTACGACGACGGCCGCGTGGTGCGTGGCCACAGCATGTACGAGCGGATGTGAGATGAGCGAGAACGGGCGAACCGATGCGATGGCCATGGTGCTCGCCGCACTGAGCACCTCGCAGCAGGCGCGGGGTGAGGTGGGCCGCATCCTGCCCGAGGAGTGTCTGCCGGAATACGTGCGGGACACCTACCGGGCCCTGCTGTCCGCGTCCACCGAGCAGGACGTGGCGCGTGCCTGGATGGGGATGCCCACCGGGCTCGGGGAGGCCGTGACCAGGGCGATGGACGAGCTCTATCTGCCCGCGGCGATCTCGAAGGCGAAGTGGCTGAGGGACCACTGGCGGGAGACCGCGATCCGCGAGGAGTTGGAGGCGACCAGGCGGGATAAGGGGCGCGTCACCCCCGCCGACCTGGAGGCAGCGCTGGAGAAGTACCCCGATGCGCCCGATGGGGACGACGGACCCGAGGGCGTGGAGGAGCTGGCCGGCCGCGTGCTGGACCTCATCGACCAGCGGGGTGGGCAGTGGACCCGGTGCGGGATCGAGAGCGTGGACCGCCGGACCTGGGGTATGAGGCCCGGAGATGTGTGGGTAGTAGCCGGACGGCCGAACCACGGCAAATCGCAGCTGGCCTACTACATCACCCACAACCTGCTGAGGCAGGACAAGCGGGTGCTGGTCTTCACCCTGGAGATGCCCGCCCACCAGGTGATGATGCGCCTGCTGGGCATCGAGGCGGGTGTGGAGATCGCCGATGTGGTCACCGGGCACAAGGGCCCGGAGTGGGAACAGCAGGCGATCTCCCACTTCGGGAGGGCGGTCAGTGAGGTCTCCGGCCACTGGGATGAGCGCCTGACCATCCTGGAGGGCTCTCAGCGCTACAGCTCGATCGCCGCGGCGGTGGCCCGGTATGAGCCGGATGTGTGGGTGGTCGACCAGGTGGGGCTGGTCACCGCCGACGGAGACAACCGCGCCCAGGCGCTGAGCGGGCTGGTTTACTCGCTGAAGGGCCTGGCGGGGGACACCGGCACCACCGCGGTGCTGGTCCACCAGCTCTCCCGGTCCATCGAGCACCGCAGCAAGAGCGTCTGGCGCCCCCTGATGAGCGATCTGAAGGACTCAGGGGGCGTCGAGGAGGTGGCCGACCACATCCTGTGCATCGTCCGGGAGTACCTGGTCAGCGAGGACCCCTCTGAGCGCAGCATCTCGACGGTCTACCAGGTCAAGAACCGGCTCACCGGACAGGTCGGGATGGTCACCGTGGCCTATGAGTCGGGCGGTCGGTTCCGCGAGATGGTGGCCAAGGGGCATGAAGATGAGCCCTTCTGAGCGGCTCGACGCGCTGCGCCTGCGCATCCGGATCGCCCGGATGATGGGCGATGAGACGTGGATGAGGGACCTGCTGCGCGAATACCAGCAGCTCACCTACCGGAGGATCCGGGAGGCGATGGAACTTTCAAGCCCCGGGGAGAGCGTGGAGAAGCTCAAGGACACGGTTGGGAGGCCCCGCCATGTCGGCTGACGGCATCTGGGACGGCACCATCCTCGCCCGGATGATGGTCCTCGACGGATACACGTTCCGGTGCATCCGGTGCAGCCGCTTCATCCGCGACCTGGAGACATGCTGCCTGCTCGACGACGGCGAGGGCGGACAGAGCGTGATCTGCGAGACGTGTGGGGAGGAGTACGACGATGCGTGACCGTAGACCGGAAGTCGGTGTGACCCTTGGCGGCGTGACCTGGCAGAGAAGTCGGGCTTCCGAGATGGCGATAGCTGCCGCCAACCTCGTCGAAGTCGACACGCGTATCTACATGGCCGAACGTCCCGATGGTCTCCTCAAGCTCATGGTGAGCCACGACCCAGGGCTAGGATGGCACATAAGCATATCCCACACCGAACGTTACCCGACTTGGGATGAGATCAAAGACGTGCGGTACGCGTTTCTTCCGGACGACATCACTATGGGCATCCTCCTTCCGCCACCGAGTGAGTACGTGAACATCCACCCTAACTGCTTTCACCTGCACCAGGTTCCGAATGACGGGGAATGGAGCCCGCATGCCTGACCTCACCGTCCACGAGGCCCACCGCTCAGAGGCCTACATAGCCTGGGTCATGGACGAGCACGAGATATGTCAGCTCTGCGGTAAGCGGGTAGCGGAGCAGTTCATGCACCCCCGCCGGATTCGGCCCTGGATCGGGAAGGTCAACGGGACGTGGAGCCAGTCGAAGTCCAAGGCCTCGGACCTCGGCGGATTAGCAGGGTGTCAGGTGTGTCACGACGCTATGCACCGTGGAAGGCTCGTGGTGAGCGCCACCGATTGGGATCTGCTGGCGGTAGAGAACCTACTGGCCTACGCCGAGTCTCTGGACTGTGGGACCGACCTGTGGGCCGAGACGGTGGAGTGGATGCAGGGCAGGATTCTGGAAATGGAGGCAGGAGATGAGTGACTTCTATGTGAGGGGTTTGGCTCGGGAGGTAATTGTTGCCCATGTTGTCGCGGCCACACCCAAACACTACCACAAGTATGCCAAAGAGCCGTGTCGAGCCTATGGGGCCTATTTGAGAGGCATGATAAGGATGATAAGCGCACAAGAGGATGCCCCTCTCCTTCTGGACGCAATCGGAACATGGGACCGTACATTGGGGGAGGCTGGGTCATGAGTGACGTACAGGGCAGGCTTGAGAGGGCGAGGGCTTACGTCGATACACTGGGGCTGACATCCGAACAGCGGGCCGAGGTCAAGTACAGAATGGATGCCCTCGCCGCTCTATCCGAGGGGGAGGGGGAACGGGAGGAGGTCCAGCGTCTCCGGTCCGCACTGGAATGGATCGGGCAGAAGGTGTGGGATGGCGGAGACGTGGACGGCGGTCACTGGCAGGACGAGATGGCGAAGCGTGGGATACTGGTGGAGGTTCCTGCCGGTGAACGCTTCCGGGAGGAATACGATTGCGACACGATGTTCACGTTCTACTGGCTGGCCACCCCCCGAGAGGAAGGTGGTGAAGGATGAGTGAACGAGTCTACTGGATGACCATGACCTACGGCTGTGCCTCGTGCGGCCACAAACAGCGGGTCTTGCTCGAACGTGGACTGGAGGGCCCAAGGGAGCAAAAGATACCGTGCCCGCGAATCAGGGGCGCTTCCCGGAGAGACTTCCCGAAGGAAGTGGATGCGACATCGGAGGGGCGGATGATCCTTCCGGTGCCGATGTATGCGTTCGGGTGTCCTAACTGCGGAAAAGAACTAGCCCACATCCAGTGGAGCGATGACCGTGTGCTGAAGCCACCCATTGAGGGCCCAATCAACGTCCGGCGATTCGACTACCCGGAAGGTCGCTTGCGGGACCAATCGTGCGGGGTCCCCGTGCAGCCAAGGCGAGGTGGTGAGGGATGAGCGAGAAGCCGGAATACAGGTGCGATGAGGGCTGTAGGTGGTTGGACCAAGAGCGGTCTAATGCCAACTGGACCGTCTGCACCAAGCCTGCGCTTCCCCCGGAGAACATTAAGCAGATGGTCGAGCACGGCGGATGTGACCTGTGGGAGAAGGCCCCCCCCCACCAAGGAGGCGAAGGATGAGTGAGAAGATGCTGACTGTCGTGATGGCAGACCACGGACCAGTGGCTGCAGGGGGAGACTCGGTGCCGAGCTACCGAACGGTCCACCTGACGCTAACCCCTAAACAAATCAAGGCCATAGAGCCCCGGAATCAGTACGAGCGGGTCAGCCGAGCATACATCGAGGACACCCCATGACTGACAAGGGAGGACTGACGTGACGGCCCGCGCATACATCCGGGGCCATGCGATGGTCCATACCCCCGCCGGATGGAGATATGAGGATTCCGGGGAGCCGTTCGACGAGACGAGGCCGTGCGGATTCTGTGGTAAGCCGTCCACCCCGGAGGGATACGACGCCTGCATAGGGTACATACCAGGTGCCATGAACGCGTGTTGTGGGCATGGGATCCTCGCCGAGGCCTACATACAATTCGAGGACGGAAGGCGCATACCATGATTGACAAGCCACTGAAGCTGCTGGACAAGTGGGGGCTGACGGTCTGGACGAAGGCCCACAACAGGGAGGGATGAGGGATGAGGTACCAGGAGAACGAACAGGAGTTGGCTCTGCTCGACCGGTTGGCCGACTTCGCGGCTACGGCTGAGCGGGAGTATGAGGTGGCGGCCGACTCGGGCGCGACGGTCGGGATTGAACTGAGCCCTGTGGAATCGCTCAGGCTCCACTACCTGATCACCATCTATCGCATGCAGGCCAAGGGGGACTGAGCATGGCCCGATTCGAACTGCACCTGCTCACCTGCCCCCACGGGAAGCCGTGCATTGCTTGTGAGACGAGCCTGCGCCTGCGCCGGGAACTCTTTCCCGAGGCCGACCATGACTGAGCCACTAAGCATAGACGAGTGTGTGGAGGCGATGGAAACCGAGGTGGAGCAACTGGAGGCGCAACTCAACTCCCGTCGCCCCGCCTTTGACAGCCCCAACTCGATGCACCGCAAGATGATCGGGGGAGAACTGCGAATCGCCCGATCCATCCTCCACCACCTACAGGCGTACAAGCAAACCCAAGATGCACCGAGGTATCGGGTGGGCGATGAGCCGGGGTCTATGGTGCCCCACGAGAACGGCCTGTGGGTCCCGGCGTCCCATGTTTTTATGTGCAAGCCCCACGAATCCGAGGCGTACAAGCGGATGCAGGAGGAAGGCAGTGCCTGATCTTCACGCACTCCTGACCGACAACCAGCTCTTTCAGGGCGGCTTCGTGCTCATGGTGCTCGGCGGGGCCTTAGCCTACCTCAGGTATGCCCCCAAGCTGGTCGGACGCCTCATCCAGCGGTGGGGAACGGCGACCCTGCACGTGAGGCAGCCCAGGATGGTGGAGTGGATTGGGGAGTGGCTGGCGGACAGCGACTATGCGGAGCGATGCCGAAGGCTTGACGCTTCGCTCAGTTTTGCCCAGGACACCCCACGGGCCGTCATGGCACCCGGCATCGGATACCACGTGTTTCGGTATAAGGGGAAGTGGGTGCTGCTTGAGCACGCAATTGAGGACAGCGGAAGCGAGGACAACCCTTTCATTCGCCGGGAGACGATCACCCTCAAGATGTTCGGGCGTCGAGCCAACAGACTTCGCGAGATCGTCACACAGGCAGTGGACATGGCGAATGAACGGCGTAGGGGCAAGCAGGTAGCCTTCATCAACAACGGGTACGGCGAGTGGATGCAGATCAGCGCCTCCGAGCCCAGAAAGCCCGAAAGCGTGGTGCTTCCGGGAGACATGCGGGAGGAGATCCTGGGTGACGCGGCGTGGTTCCTCGGGGCCTTCGAGTGGCATCAACGCCGGGGGCTCCCATACCGCCGGGGCTACCTGTTCCACGGACCCCCGGGGAACGGCAAGAGCACCATGATCCAGGTCCTGGCGGGTCGCTTCGACCTTCCGATCTACGTCCTCAGCCTCACCGAGGACAACCTGACCGACTCCCGTTTGGTGGCCTGTATGGCACGGGTCCCCTCCAGGGCGGTGGTAGCGATTGAGGACGCGGATAAGGTCCCCTTCTCCGAAAAGAGCGGCGAGGGCGTGACGATGGCGGGTCTGCTCAACGCGATCGATGGTGTTCTGGCATCCAGCGGCAGGCTGCTGGTGATGACCGCGAACGACATAAGTGGGCTTCCAGAGCCTCTTCTTCGGCCCGGACGGATTGACAGGAGGTGGCTTTTTTCCGTTCCAGACAAAGACGAGCTTTCTTTGATGTTCACCCGGTTCTTCCCCGAAGGCAACGGCTACGGCAATCTGTTCGCATCTCAAGTCGCTGGCCAAGGACTACCAATGTCGGCGATTCAGCAGCATCTTGCTCGCCACCAAAACGGGGAGGAAGCCATAGAGGGAATCTCACTTCTCACAGCGGCCCCCAACGGAGAGGAAGGCGGATGACCTACGCCGAGCACGACACCCTCCTGGGACCAGAGATCGAGCGGTGCCCGGACTGTATGGGCCCGATGGTTCGTGCCCCATGGGGGAAGCACTGCCCTGCCTGTCGCCCTCCGGAGTCGATGGACTCGGTCTACATGGAGGACCAGCTCGAAGAGGCCATGCGCGATCAGGGGTGGGAGGCAGGGTGATGGGGCAGGTCTATGGAATCTATCGGGGCGACAATGGGGCGTGCTTCTACATCGGGGCAACACGGGGTTCTGCAGAGGAGCGATTTAGGCAGCATCTGGCTGCAAGCAGATGTGGGTACCACCACAACATCCATTTTCAGAACATCGTTCGCAAACTCGGAGAGAGCCGGGTTTGGATGCGGGTTCTTTCCGATACAGGAGAATCTGATACGTTCGACACTGAGCGCCTGCTTATACAGGAGGCCGAGGCATCAGGGCAACCACTGGTCAATCGATACCATAAAGACGGCCGAAGGCCTCCTATGCGCCCCAGGAGACGCCGAACGGAGGGTCTTCGTGAGCGGGTAACAAGCGCGTTGGGCGGCCTCCATCAAGGCAGACTTCTTCCCGGTGTGCCCCAAGACACAAGGCATCTGTTTGCTGAAGCATTAGCCGGGATGCTCAAGACCATTGAAGCAATCGAGTCACAAACGGAGAGCTCATGACCCAGGACCGCTCCTACACCAGCTCCGACGAGTACCTCCTCCAGGAGAACGGATGCACCACCTGGGCGGAGATGTGGGAGCGATACCAGGCCGGAGAGCTCGAAGGCGTCCTGCACTGGGTGGCGAAGGGAGCGAACATCCCGGTGATCATCCAGCGGGAGATGGTCAGGGAGCGCATCGAGTCTGCCCCCGAGTCGTCGTCGGTCTCCGAGGTGTGCAGGGCCATCGCCGAGGAACTAGGCACGAGCGTAAGCAGGGTCCGCAGCATGTACTACCACCACGGCTAGCCCACCTGTTACGAAATTGAACAACCCCTTCCCGGACTGACCCCACCGCACCTACCATGTAACCCGATGGCAGGAGCTACGCGTCAGCTCCTTTCGTTCGGAGAGACCCCCGGCTGCCGGCACTCACCCCGGTGTCGGGGGTTTCGTTATTCGGGGGGATTCCTTGGGCCAGAAGAAGAAGACCTGCGGGGACTTCGGGGGGCAGAAGACCGATGGATCTCCATGCGGCCGGGCCGCGGGCTGGGGAACGGACCGAGAGCACGGCCGATGCAAGCATCACCCGGAGCCGTCCCCCTTCGAACACATTCAGCATCCGAAAAAGAGGGCCTACCTCGCCGCTCTGTCCGAGACAGGCAACAAGAGCAGGGCGACCGAGATTGCAGGTATCGACCGGAGTACCCCGTACACCAAGCAGTGGCTCGAGGACTCCGAGTTCCAGGAGGGCGTGCATCGGGCCGAGCACATGGCCGCCGACCTGCTCGAAGAGGAGGCACGCAGGCGCGCAGTCGATGGGGTAAGCGAGCCTGTGGGATGGTATCGGGGGACGGCTGGGGGGACGGTTCGCAGGTACTCAGATACCCTCCTGATCTTTCTGCTCAAGGGAGCCCGGCCCGATAAGTACCGCGAGCGCATGGAGCACACCGGGCCAGACGGTGGCCCCCTGGGTGTGAAGATCTACCTCCCCGAGAACGGCCGCGACCCCGTCGATGAGCAATGAGAGCTCCCCCGTCGAGATCGGACCGCAGCCGGGCCCGCAGGAAGCCATCCTCGCTTCCCCGGCGGACATCGTCATCGCCGGAGGAGCTGCAGGTGGGGGGAAGAGCTTCGCGCTCCTCCTCGAGCCCCTCAGGCACTCCCACATCCACAACTTCACCGCGGTCATTTTCCGGCGCACGTAC